GTTTATTACTGGCTCTACAGCCTTTTATGTGCGTTTTAGAGAGCAATACAAGGCTAGACAGCTCATAAAACAACAATTTGGTAAATATTTAGACCCTAGAATGGTCAAAAAACTGCAAAAAAACCCAGAATTGTGTCAAATTAATGGTTCTAGGGTCGATTGTTCAATAATTTTCACAGATTTAAGGGGTTTTACGAGCCTTTCTGAGTCAGTAGAGCCAGAAATGGTCACTTATATCATGAACTCTGTCTTAGACGTACAAGTACAGGCTGTAAATCAATTTTCAGGCGTTACAGACAAGTTCATAGGCGATGCTGGAATGTTTCATTTCAACACAATCATTCCACAAGAAGACCATCATCAGTTGGCATGTGACGCAGCTAAACAGATAGAGAAAAACATTGTCGAACTGAACCAGCGTTTTGTAGAAGAAGGCATACCAGAGATAGCCATTGGTATTGGAGTAAACTCTGGGGTGTGTATTGCTGGAAATTTTGGAGCTACAGATAGATTTGCGTTTAGTCTAATTGGTGACCCATGTAACGTAGCAGCTCGTCTTGAATCAGGAACTAAAGAAGCTGGCGTGAGTACCCTCATAGGGCATGAAACAGCACAAAAGTGTAAATATGTGTTAAAGTCATTACCAGATTTAACAGTTAAAGGAAAAGCTGAGGCGTTAAAAGTATATACATGGGCATGAAACTATCATTAATACTAGGAGGCTTGTTAGTTGTGACTATTGGTAGTTCAGCATGGTATATAGACCATCTAAATGACCAGATAATTACACTTAGAGCAAATCAAGTGGTGTTAGAAACTGAGATAGAAAAACAAAACGAATCAATCAAGAATTATTTAGCTGAACAAAAAAACCAACAAAATCAATTAGCTCAGTTAGAGTCTGACAAGCAACAAGCTATGCAAGACGTAAACAGACTTAGAAAAACTTTTGCTAATCATGACCTAGACGAACTAGCTTTAGCCAAACCAAAGATGCTACAAACTCGTGTGAATAAAGCCTCTAACAGAGTCATGAGCACTTTAGAAAATTTAAGTAATCCAAATCAATTTGATGAAAAATCTAGCACTAATTAGTTTTTGTTTGGTAATGGCTAGTTGCTCTTTGATGCAACCAGTCAAACCAGTAGAGGTCAGAAGTATTGCAGAAAGAGCTCCACTCTATCACCCACCCTTACCTTACCCAATGAGTCTTACTAAAGTGGACTGGGAGATAATCACGCCTGAGCTTATGCAAGAGTATTTAGATTTGGTTGAAAAAGGTGAAGCACCAAGAAAAGCTTACTACGCACTATCTAGTAAAGAGTACGAAAATCTTAGTATGGACATGGCAGAAATAACCAGATATACCAAAGACATACTTTCCATAATCAAATACTATAGAGAATTAGACAAACCACAGGAAAAAGAAGATGAGTAAGACACCAGATGAATTTGTATACAGAGCTACGCTAGATCGCATAGTCGATGGTGATACCTTTGATTGCATTTTAGACCTTGGTTTTGACGTAAAACTACACAAACAAAGAGTCCGGTTGGCTGGAATAGATACACCAGAGAGCCGCACTAGAAATTTAGAAGAAAAAGCATTAGGCTTAAAAGCGAAAGAAAGACTTAAAGAGCTTTGCGAAGGCACATTTAGAATTAAATCTCTTGGAAAAGGCAAATATGGAAGGATTCTTGGCATACCTTATACAGCTGATGGAGAAGATATATGCCAAAAGCTTATTAAAGAGAAACACGCAGTGGAATACTGGGGTGGAACCAAAACAGGTAAAATATTGGAAGATGGAACTTGGGGAGAATAAATTGCAAATATCACAAGAAGGATTAGCCTTAATTAAAAAGTTTGAAGGATGTGAGCTAGAAGCTTACAAGTGTCCAGCTGATGTATGGACTATAGGCTATGGCCACACTAAAGACGTAAAAGAAGGCGACAAAATTAACAAAGACGAAGCTGATTATTTACTGCAAGAAGAAATGATTGAGTATGAAAGCTACATAAATGACATGGTTGAAGTGGAGTTAAACCAAAGCCAATATGACTCTTTATGTGCATGGGTTTACAACTTAGGACCTTCCAACCTAGGTAGCTCAACAATGTTAAAAGTCTTGAACGAAGGTAAATACGCAGAAGTACCACAACAAATTAAACGATGGAACAAAGCTAATGGGGAGGTGTTGACAGGTTTGATACGCAGACGAGAAGCAGAAGCTCTACTATTTGAAGGTAAAGAGTGGAGCGAGGTTTAGCATGTTAGACAAATGCACTATACTAACCTTAGACACACTGTGTTTAGGGTTGGGTAGCTACTATGTCACTACCTAGTTACTCAACCTGATTTATAAATGAGCGATATATCATTAAAAGATTTTGATATTCTTTCTGAACAAGATAAAGCAGAAGCAGTAGCCCTACTCAGTCGTTACGAACAATTAGACAAACAAGACTCATGCCATAATGATTTTATGGGTTTTGTTAAACATATGTGGGGTGACACTTTTATTGAAGGCAGACACCACAGAATAATTGCAGATAAATTCAACAGAATTGCACAAGGCAAACTGAAACGCTTAATTGTATGTTTACCGCCTAGACACTCTAAGTCAGAATTTGCATCTACATTCTTTCCAGCTTGGATGATGGGTCTAAATGGTGCTTTAAAAATAATACAGTGTACTCACACAGCTGAATTAGCTGTGCGATTTGGTAGAAAGGTAAGAAACCTTATAGACAGTGAAGACTTTAGAGTTATCTTTCCAAAATTAAAACTGCAAGCAGATAACAAATCAGCTGGTAGATGGACAACAAACCAAGAAGGTGAATCGTTCTATGCTGGTGTCGGTGGTGCGATTACAGGTCGTGGTGCTGATTTACTTATTATTGATGACCCACATTCAGAGCAAGATGCCCTATCTCCCAAGTCATTAGAGTCTGCTTATGAGTGGTATACATCAGGACCTAGACAAAGATTACAACCGGGTGGCATTATTGTGATAGTAATGACTCGTTGGAGTACCAAAGACTTGGTGGGCAAGGTTCTAAAGAAACAAGGTGATGACAATGCTGACCAATGGGAAGTCGTAGAGTTTCCAGCGATATTACCTGACACTGAAAATCCTTTGTGGGGTGAATACTGGAAGAAAGAAGAACTCTTGTCTGTAAAAGCATCTCTGCCTGTATCTAAATGGAACGCACAGTGGATGCAAAACCCTACATCTGAAGAAGGTTCTATTGTTAAAAGAGAATGGTGGCAACTTTGGAAAGATGAAGATATACCTGACTATAGCTATGTGATTCAGAGCTATGATACTGCTTTCTCAAAGAAAGAAACTGCTGACTACTCTGCCATAACGACATGGGCGATATTTAAAGATCGTGACGAAGTTGACCAAATAATTTTATTAGACGCTAAAAGGTACAGGGTTGATTTCCCTGAGCTTAAAAGAATAGCTTTTGATGAGTACAAGTATTGGGAACCAGATTGTGTGCTGATTGAAGCAAAAGCATCAGGTACACCACTAACACAAGAACTAAGACGTATGGGCATACCTGTCACAGCTTATTCACCCAGTAGAGGACAAGATAAGATAGCAAGAATGAACAGTGTTGCTCCTATATTTGAATCTGGTATGGTTTGGGCTCCTGATGAAGACTTTGCAGATGAAGTAAGAGAAGAACTAGCATCTTTTCCATTTGGCGATAATGATGACTACTGTGATAGTACAACCATGGCATTGATGAGATTTAGACAGGGTGGTTTCTTATCCTTAAAAGAAGACTATCAAGAAGAAGCAAAGTTTTTATCAAAAAACAGAACAGTGTATTATTAATGAAAATATTTTTAACAACATTTATGCACGACACAAAAGAGTACGAAGGTCCTGACATACACGCTGAAACTGAAGAGATAGCTTTGTTGATTGCAGAATCACAAGGATTGATACTAGAAGGTGAGCTAACAGAATTATACTCTTTAGGTGACGAAATTAGACCTAGAGTGCTACACTAAAGATTATGGCAGTAGATAAACAATTAGGAACAGAAGACAACCCAGACATAATGGAGCAAGGTCAATCTGTTGTAGTAGAGCAAGAACCAACAAGACAAGAATTGATATCAGACGCAGCTCAGATACTTGTCAATGAAGATGAAGTCTTAGTAGGCGATGAGTTGCTAGAACAACCCATGCCACAAATGGACTTTAACTCTAATTTAGTTGAGTTTATAGATGATAGTATTCTGACAAAAATAGCTTCAGACTTAATGAGCTCTGTAGAGAGTGACAAGCAATCAAGAAGTGAGTGGGAAAAAACTTACAAAGAAGGTCTTGAGTATCTTGGCATGAAGTTTGACGAACAGAGATCGCAACCATTTGAAGGTAGTTCTGGTGTGGTTCATCCTTTATTAGCAGAAGCAGTTACCCAGTTCCAAGCTCAGAGTTACAAAGAAATGTTGCCAGCTAAAGGACCTGTCAAAACAGAAATTATTGGTGCTAGAACCATAGAAACAGAAAGTCAGGCTGAAAGAGTACAAGCTTTCATGAACTATTACATTATGAATGTAATGAAAGAGTATGACCCAGAGCTAGACATGTTGTTGTTTTACTTACCACTAGCTGGTTCTGCATTTAAGAAAGTTTATTTTGACTTTGTTACAAATAAAGCAGTATCTAAGTTTATACCACCTGAAGATTTAATCGTTCCTTACGAGGCTTCAGATATCTATTCAGCAGAAAGAATTACACATGCGATTAGCATGTCTTTAAATGAAGTAAAAAAACAACAAATAACAGGTTTTTATGCAGATGTAGACATACCTGAAACAGATTATGGCGAAGACACTTCTGATATAGAAAGCACTATAGACGAGATACAAGGCGTTTCTCCAAGCTACAAAGAAGACAGAAACAGAACCATATACGAAATACACACTGTTTTAGACATAGAGGGATTTGAAGACATGGGAGCTAATGGTGAGCCTACAGGTCTTAAACTGCCTTATATCATTACTATTGACGAAAACTCAGAAACTGTACTAGCTATTAGAAGGAACTACATAGAACAAGACCCACTTAAAAACAAAATTAATTATTTTGTACAATATAAGTTCTTACCGGGACTAGGATTTTATGGCTTAGGCCTATCACACATGATTGGTGGTATATCCAAAGCATCCACATCTATTTTAAGACAACTTATAGACGCTGGAACTTTAGCTAATTTACCAGCCGGTTTTAAAGCTAGAGGTATGAGAATCAGAGATGAAGACCAACCTTTACAACCCGGTGAATTCAGAGACATTGATACTACTGGTGGTTCTTTAAGAGAGAACCTTATACCTTTACCAATCAAAGAACCAAGCAATGTACTTATGCAATTACTCGGTTTACTAGTTGATTCTGGTAAAAGATTTGCAGCTATTGCTGACATGAATGTAGGTGATAGCAACCAAGCTATGCCTGTTGGTACTACTGTAGCTCTATTAGAAAGAGGCACAAAGGTAATGAGTGCTATTCATAAAAGATTGCACTATGCACAAAAGATAGAGTTTGAATTACTGGCTAAAGTGTTTGCAGAGTATCTGCCACCTTCTTATCCTTTCACAGCCGGCACAGCTCCAAACGAAATTAAACAACAAGACTTTGATGGTCGTGTTGACATCGTACCAGTCTCAGACCCAAACATATTCTCACAAAGTCAAAGAATCACTTTAGCTCAAGAATTGTTGATGATGGTTCAATCTAACCCTGAGATACATGGTCAACAAGGTATGTATGAAGCTTACAAAAGAATGTACGCAGCACTTGGTGTAGACAACGTAGAATCGTTGATACCACCACCACCTGATATGACACCACAACCAGTAGATGCTGGTTTAGAGAATAGTAGCCTTATGTTAGGACAACCAGCTCAAGCTTTTGAAGGACAGAACCATGAAGCACACTTAGAA